CCGCGTAAGATGACATGACGATGGTTGCGAAGTCTTGCGAGTTGAAAACAGTCTTTTTCAAACCGAAGATCAAACCAGCAGACACGCCAAGTTCGTTTTCGTAATCAAAGAGTTCTTCCACCCAGGTAAACTTCTCAGCCGAATTATCACGACCGAACGCCAGCATTGATGCTTGACCACCGCACATAACTGCTCGGCGAACCGTTGAGATTGCTGCGCTCGTTGTTGAGTTGCATCCTGTGGATACTCGGTAATCTTCGTGGAAGATGACACCGTTATACACACCCAATGAACCGTCAAAGATTGGGTTGTCATTGGTCACGCCGCCTGTTGCAATCGCCTTATTCAGATCAAGGAACTGGCCTGTTGCCGAGTTTTGGCGCAGGTCGGTTACTTGGTAAGGGTGCAAGAATGCAACGTAGAACTCTTTGCCATCAACACGTACAGGACGGATAGCTGGGGTTAGAGTTTTTGCACGCTCAACGGCACGGTCGATCACTTGAATGTTGGAGAAGATATTCGTGCTTCCCAAACCTTCATCGGTTGTAATCGCACTTGAAACCGTCATGTAGTGGTTCGCATCTGGTGCAATTGGAGCTTGCAAACCTGTGTATTGCAGGTTGGTTTGAGCCACGTTACCGCAGATTTGGTTCATGAAGGAATAATCCAAACGATCCGTCCACCAGTCACGCAATCCATCCAATGATTCTTGGCGGATGCTGAATGGGATACGCTGTTGTGACATACGACCAGCAGAACGAACTGCGTTACGCAATTGGTTGATGACGATGCTATCGGAATAGGTCGTCAGCGCCTCTTCGTTACCCACCAATGCGCCATCACCGATAACGCCTTGACCAGATAACTGCATACGCAATCCATAAGTGATCTTGTCACCTGCGGATTTGGATAATTCATCCTTAACCTGAATGATATTCGAGGATTCCATCCCCATGAAGCGGCTTGCCCAAGTTTGTTTTAGGACTTCCACCGCTAATTTTTTAGACCATAACTTTACGGTTAATGGGTCATTGGTGCCGTAGCTTGTTGCGGCCATCGCTGTACTCCGTTGTTAGATGTTGTTCGTTTCCCAAGTGTCGCCTTGGACTGCGGAACAACCCTCTATCGCGGGGTAGTGAGCGAAATTGGCTTCAGTGCTATCGTGACTGAACGACGAGTTACCCGCCCATCAATTCTTTGACCTTAACAGGCTGCTCCTTTAATGCGCGTGAGAACTCTGTCTCAGACATTTTAGCCAAAGCTTCATAGGTAAGATCACCCCTAGGTGATGCACCCCCTGCCTGACTTAAAGAAACATTTGCCCGCTGGCCTTGAGCAATCCTGGATAGTTTTTCGCTATCTGAAATGCCATTGACTGACTGGTGTTCTGATTTTGCCTGATATCCTCTTGATTTGGCAAGCTTATAAAACTTTTCTGCTGGATTTTGATTAGATTGGAATGAATCTGCCGAGATGCGGATGATATCAGAGGCAATGCGCTGGTTAATCTCAGTTTCATTATGGCCTAAAATTCTTAGCTCCTCAGTAATCGAATTACGCAGGAAGTTTGCAGCCTCGTCATAATCAGGATTTTCGCGTTTGAAATCATCTTCTTTGGCCTGTGTTGCCCGGTGAAGATTTCCAAGTGCATTCATCTGCTGCTGACGTTGCAACTCCTGGACTTGCCAGGTCCGCATTTGCGCCAACTCTTCATTAAGATGCTTAAGGTTCTCAATCGGATCTTGTTCAGGTGAAGCTACTTGCTGTTTAACTGGCTGGCTCTGATAAACTTGCTGCTGTTGTGGGTTTTGATAAGCAATCCTTAGTGCATCTAAATTACGCTGTGCTTCTTCCCGGCTCTTACGCTCATCCTCTAATTGGCGCTCAACATTACGGCGTTTTTCCACCTCTTCATCAAGGCGGGCAATGGGTACTTTGACGTTCTTCTTGCCTTCTTTGGGCTGTGCAGATTGTTCCTGTTGAACGGGCTCCGACTTTTGTTCGGCTTCTGGCTCATTCTGATGCTCAGAATCAGATTGGGGTAATTCTTCATTTCCTTCATCATCTTGTGGCTCTGGAACATCGCCGCGTTTATCAAAATATGCCTGCTCTTCTGCAGATAATGTCTCACCAAATCTATTGCTTGTCATGATTTCCCTAAGGTTTGTTAAAAGGAATTAAATTATACAGCAGCAACTTGATTCGTTGCCTGCTCGGGCATTAGTGCATCCGTCAATCTATGCACTGCATCAACTGTTGTGCTGATCTGATTCATAGTTGAATCGTGCTGAATTTGCTGACCTTTAAGATAGTTCAAATAGATATCGCTGCTGATTTTATCAGACTGCATTTCCGTTTGTTTGTTCTGTAGTAACTGATCTTCACGGCTATTCTGCGCTTGCTGTAAGTGCCAAGACGCCCTTGCACCCTCTGATTGCGCCGAAGCCTGCAATTGCTGCGCCTTAGCCTGTGCTTCGATCATATCAGCTTGGGCACGAGTATTATCCGCCTGTGCCTTCATCATCACAGGATTAGGCTGTGGCGGCTCTTGTTTCTGCTTTTCCATAATCTGCTGGATAGACTGGACAAATGTTGTCGGCATTGGACTAGCCTTGAGGATTTCAATCCACATATCAGGCGGAATAGGCATACCGCGCAGAACTGGCATCATCTGCGTAATCGCAGCCCAAGCACGTTCCTTGATGTTCACAGTATCAGGTGCATCATCAACAATGACATCGTATTGGTTGACGCCTGGTTGATGGATCAATTTAACATATTTTGCTTGTTCCTGCCCATTAATCCTAATCAAACGACCATCTGAAATGAAATTTTCAATATAATATAACATCAACCGTCCCTGATCTTTGCAGTAACGGCGCTTGCTGTCGAATATCTCAGCCAGAATAGTCATGGCAGCTTGTTTACGCTGATGCTCAAGAATGCCGGGCTGATCGCGGTCTGCCTGTCCCAATATTTCCATATTCAGACCAGAGCAATCACGCACACTTGTAATAGCAAACTGCATCATGTCGCTGAAACCCTGCGGCATCGGGGTAATAGGCTTATCTTTGATTTTACCGCCTGCGATAGCGCCAGGCGTGGTGAGGGTAATACTATCAGATGCTGCCCATGAATCTGCTGCCTCAGACGGATCATCAAAGGCGTCTGCTTCAGCCAATAATCCACCCTTAGCATTGGTATTTAGAATATGCAGGATCTGCGATAACCAACGGTTAGACCAACGCTGAGGATCAATAATCTGACGTACCAAACCAAACCAATAGCCCTTATTGCGGTCGCGCTTGCCCGTCATAACTTTATAGGTAAATCCGCCTTCTTCAGGCCCTTCCACAATCTTTAAAACAACCGCCCCTAGGAATGCCTTGTAATATTTACGCGTATTGCGCTTAATACAAACAGGCTCAGGCAAATTCATCAGTGCCGTGCGATCTAGCAACGTTTCATATTCATCATTGGAAATAATCTTTTGAGCATTGGTGATGGGATCAATCATCATCCAGGCTTGCTCCTGCTCCCACCACTGCGCCTCCACTAATCTAACCTTATCAGCCGTCTTATCTACTTTTCCTGATTGGTCATTACGATAAAATGGCGCTTCTGTAGCATCATGGGGCTGCATACTCTCACCCGTATCATCCGCCCACCAAGCATGCAGGTCACCTGGATCTTTATCAGGGAACATTTTCTCTGCTTGCTCGACACTAACATCGCGGACCCGGAATAAATGCCGACCATCGGAGAGGTTCTTCTTGCGTGCCGTTGAATCCCAAAACATCTCCAGCGGATCAACACGCTCAATAACAATCTTACCTTCAGGCTCTATCTCATAATCAATTCGGGTTTCTGTCCAACCCATACCCGTCGTAATCAAATCGCGGAATGCGTCCGATTCTTCCTGCGACGCTTCACATTCATCCCTAGCCCACTTGTTAGCATTGGTTAGAATATCATTCACCTGAACATCGCCCATTGTACGGGGATAGAACGTAACTTCCTGGCGGTTATTAACCTCAAGACCGCAAACTGCATCCACAAGCGGCAAAGTGCGATTAAAAACAATGGCTGGGCGGTTCTGTGTTTGTAATAATGCGCTATCTTCGTCCGTATATTGCTTACCAGCTACAAAATCATAGCAAACACGGGCTTCAACCCGCCAATCATGGGAATGCTGCCTGGAATGCTTATAAAGCCGCTTTAATCTATCAAATAACCCAAGATCATCCGATAAAGGAGATTGATCGTCGCCGTTATTGGCGTTGCTTTCTTTTTCAAACCAAGACATCAGCAGAATTATAAATTATAATTAGTTGATTTGTCTTAACTGTCTAATTTCAGTGGGCAATGACTATCCCGTGATAACTTCCTGTTAATAACCCTGCTAGAAATAATATTCCGATGACACACAGAATAATATTTATAACGATACGTGCTGGCGACGGGAGTGGTATTTGCGTCAAAGCTAACCAGAACAATCCGATAATGCCAGCTATAATAAGAAGATTTAGAAGTACGCTAACTAGGTCCATAGAATATCCTATACAGACTGGTCTGGTTCAAGATCCGCAACTGGGGCGGCTTCTTGAGCAGGTGGAGATTGCGCTACTTTGCTGGCGCGTGATGTCAGAGCATGAAATAATTCACTCCATGCAACACCCTGGTCCTGGTAGGATTTAACTAAATCCTTTAATGCTTCGTGAAAAGTTTTGTCCGCCATGTTTGTTCTCCTGCTTGGATTGTACTTTGATTAGTTGATTCTTACTTAATTAAACCGATAAGCCCTGTTATTTTACGCTCTCGTTTAATATCTTCCTCAATCTGATCGATTGCATTGAGCAATGTATCTCCGTTAACAGGTGATTTAGCTGGTGCTGTTGCCATTATAATTTCTGAAATGTCATCATCGCCATTAAGCTTTAGATATTTGGGAACGATCACGCCAATGCCGATCGCATCATCAAATACCGTCATGGTAACCATCATGACATCCTTAATGCGCTTGGTAACAGCAGCCTCAATGGTGGCATTGGATAGCGTTGAATGCTTCTGTGGCAGGTCGGGGCCGGTTAGAAATCGGCTAGCTTCATATGGGTTATCTAGCATCTTATGCACTCATCCATGTGCCGCGTCTTTCATTGGGTTGTTTAACTTTGCGCCTATCGTCTGTTAGCGCTACTGCCAAATAACGCAGGGCATCCGCAGCATGACTTGACCAATCATGATTTGGTTCTTTCCCAAACGTTTCATCCTCGACTTTCTCTTCATAGTGATAATGCCGAAGAGCCTTAATAAGATCATAGCATTTTGATTCATCAAACCATAAATTACTAAACACTTGCCTAACCGCTTTAATTCCTTGAGACCTTTTCAGTTTAGCGACTATTTGCGTAGGCATCCCTTTTTCCCTCATCATGGCTAAAGGTGTTTTATTGCTTACAGTCTCGCTATCACCGTCATGTGGCAGCCAATGCATTTTGTAAGTGTAGCCTTTGTTCTGTATCTGCTGGATATACCAATCCATCTTCTTAAATCTATCAAAGATAAAATCTACGATGTGGTACTCCATGCCTATTTGCTGCATGAATATAATAGCTGTTCCGTCTGCATGCCCTAGATCCCAATAGGTCGATATTGGTTTAGAAGTGTCATATGGCACATGAGTAATGCGCCCCTCTTCCGTGGCTAGGCGTAATTCATCCTTATAAACAGCCCCTTCCAGGGCAATCTTACAGTGGCCCTCCCAGACATTCAGAAACTCATCATAATCTGCTGTCTTCAGGCGTTCCATTTCAGCAGGAAGCTCAGTCTCATAAAACCATGGGTTATCCCGCCATGATACTTTCTTAACGAATGCATTGTCAGGCTTGTTAACAACAAAGCGTTGATAAGTCTCGTCACTCTCTAGGTCAGGATTGAACGTAACCCATATTTCTGACCCTTTGGCACGGATAGTTGGGATTAATACCTTCCAAGTATTCTTAGAAACAGTATGCCCCTCTTCTATCCAGACACGTTTAATTCCCTGCACAGACCGAAGGCTATCCACATTTCTGCTCAAGCCAGTGAATAGAAATTCACTCTCATTTACCTTGCTAACAATCTTAGTCTTTTGAATATCAAATAGATCTGCTGCTCCCATCTCATGAATTTGCTCTGACAGCATTTGATGCACGGATTCACTAATAGAGTTCTGAAACTCGCGAGCACAGATTATGCGCATACTCTCTTGTAAGGACTGAACAACAAGGGTTTGGGCTACTGCCGTGGACTTACCTGCACCTCGACCACCATAAAGTACCTTGTAACGCTTGGGCACCATCAGGTCTTTAAATACCTCAGCAATACGCGGCCTTAGCTCAATCATTTAGCTTGGACATAATCCATATTGATATTCACTTGGATATTGGTCTGGTTCTGAACTGATGGATTGGATAAATCCTCAGCCTTACCATAAGCACGTTCTAGCAATAGCTTTGCAGCCGGGACATCACCCTTATTGGCAACCCTCATAATGTTATCCAACATAAATCTGAGCCTATCTTTGTCTGGTGCCTGAATAATCTCGTCGAACATTTCAGATAATATTTTCTGGTCTCTGCGCTGCTTAGAATGGCCATTCGGATTTCTAGCTTCTCCTGGCTTTATAGGTTTTAGCGCACCTCCATGAGGCTGCGATACCATTACGTTTTCCATTACGTCACTCATGGCTCAATTATATCATCGGGTTGATTCGCTTTATTGGCCTTAAGGCGCGAATAGCAAATTCTGGCATGATGATTGCAGTAAGACATATGGTCTATGTCCTTTCCGCAAAACTTTAATCCATCGTCTCCGATTATTGGGAAGGAACATTTTGTATTGTCCAACTCGGACATGGTGATTGTTTCAGCTAAGGCTTTGGCAAAGGATTCAGGCTCTTTATAAATCATCGCAGTTTCTTTCTTTTTTCTCAGTTTTCTTTTTTTGCTGTTTCTTTTTTTCCGTCTGATTATTTCAAGTTCCTGAGCAGCTTCCCCGGCTTTGTGATAGAAGAGCTTGATATTATTACGGAACATATAGCCCAGGATTGCATTTCTGCTCCTGTGAGGCAGGTTTTTCGCTATTTCGCTTGCCCTTAGTTTTAGATTATAAGAGGCCCTTAGAAAGGCGTCCTCTTCCTGTGTCCATCGCATTGTGGTCATTCTCTACCTATCCAACTGAATTGTTTCACGTGAAACATTTTGGTTTTCATTTTTTGTTTCTTCAATAGCCGCCAGTGCAGCTGCCTCTGGCGTCATTCCATTGACCACTTTCCATGTTGCAATACTGACTTGCTGCTTAGTTAGGTCTTCCCAAGGATGAGGTTCAATTGCCTCTGGTTCTTCAATTATTTCTTTCTTTGGCAGGATTTGTTGATTTTGTTGGAATGATTTTCTGTTTTCATATTCAATTCTCCAATGCATAGCCCCCAATTCATCTTGGGCTACCTGAATTAATTCATCTGGAAGGGGGAAAAATGGCCTATGGTCCTTTTCCCTCGGATCTCGGTAACAAAAAGTATCAATGGCTTCTTGAATGGCTTGCAATGGATACCCCCTAAGACCCCGAAGGTGAATGTTGAAGAAGGCGCTTGCCGCTTCCTCCGTTGTCACGTTGGTAATCCGCTTGATTGTTGAGAGCGTATTGAGAGCCGATAAAATTTGATTGTCCGTTGCCGGTGGGAATTGTGGAGTGGAATTCTCCTTCGGCTGCGTTCGCTCGGATTCCGGCTGCGAGAATATCACTGTACCCAGTTTTTGCATTGTTCTTCCTGTGGTTTTTAGGTTGGAACTTTTCCCAGTCGAATGAATTTCGATAGGCGGCTATGTAATCAGAGTACTTCTTGCCATTGGATTGGCAGTAATCCTTAAATTTCTCTAAAACAAACTTGGCATCATGGTTCAGATAGCGGCCTTCTGAGCGTTTTTGAGCTAACCAATCAGCCACATGATCAGTAGAAAGCTCGGCTAAACTAATTTTCTTCTTTG